AATGAGGACCCGACATTTTTCCACCGCTGTTCTGTGGAGGCGGTGCATATAGGGCCTGAATAAACAATCATGTATTTTCAGTGTGTGGCTGCTTGTCTAGATATAGTTCATAAACTATTGCTTGACGAACACTGATATATAGGAGAGATGATAGGTAACAGTGAAAGCTACGATGGTATATGAATGGACCATCACCTGGTTTTGTCCAGGTTGCCTGTTGCCGAAGATGATTTCGAAGGAAATCATTACCAGCGAGCCAACTGGTTCATCGATTGGTAGTTTGGGACTGACACAAGCGAGTATGGGGCTTGTGATTAGCGTGGCTTATACCACGTAGGGGGATTTGTGCTATCCTTAAAGGCACATGCAGGTTGAACCTACGATTTCGGAACTCAACCAGCAAACGGGTGTATATCGCGCAATACGACGATCTTTATACATAGCAGGTACGATGAGAACTCCCACTACCAAGTTTTAGCGAACAAACGTGGGAATCATTACCAACATGATGGGTACTTTTAGTCAGAAGAGACCAGTTGGTGTAGAGAGATAAGATTGAGTGGACTTTCTCTTGAATTATCGCACTTGCCAAAACAAAACAACAACAGAAGAAGAAACAACAGAAAAGATTAGTCGGAAGTGGAGCATACAACATGCAGGATTTGAAAGTGGCTCTTAAACCAGTGGTTAAGAATGCACTTGTTGGTATGGGCGGGGTGATTGGTCAAAGGGTTGCAGGACCATCTGGCGCAGCAGCAGGTAATGAGCTCGGACGCAGAATTTCCAAATTGATAGGATCTGGTGATTACGCATCAAATGAAACTTATTCAAATAGTTTGATTAAAGGTGCGGCAGTTCCCAATCTTAGTTTTGGAAAGACTGCTTTGTCAATTCGGGTCAAGCACAGAGAGTTTCTAGGTGACATTATGACATCAGCCGTTGCAGGGCAATTTGTCAATTATGTTTATCCAATTAACGCTGGGCTGCGCGCATCCTTTCCTTATTTATCCCAGTTAGCACAGAATTATGAAGAATATTGCTTTCATGGATTGGTATTTGAGTTTGTCTCAACTGCCAGTCCATATATATCAACTGGAGCTATGGGATCCAACATTGCAGCCATGGAGTATAATGCCAATTCGCCACCATTTACATCAAAATTTTCAATGGAGAATTCTACAGCTGCCATAAGTGGTAGATTGGACAAGAATTTGATGTATGGTGTTGAATGTGCATCCAATTCGAATGCTCAGAATTGCTATTATATACGTTCAGGTACCACAAACTTGCCACTGACAACAACTGATTTAGGAAATTTTCAGTTTGCTGTATCGCCTGGGGCTGGTGTCACAACCAACTCTGTGGTTGGTGAGTTGTGGGTAACGTATGATTGCTCGTTGGATAGACCAGTTTTGAATTTGGATGATATTGGGTATTTCCACACATATCGTACAAATCCAACATCTGCTAATCCATTGGGCACTGCAGCTAATTTTTCCCGTACATCTGGTGCTTTATCTGGCAGTTCAGCTTCATCCAGTGTAATCTCTTTGTCATCAATTAATATTGGTGACACGGTTATGGTTACAGTTTTTTGGGTGGGTACAGTTGCACAAGTTCTTGCTTATCCAGTGGTTGGTACTACAAATATGACCAACTTTCTCGGTTTGCAAAACAATTTATCAGGTGTACAAGGTTCACCACCTGTAGGTACCACCACAAGTTCTTGCAGTTTAACGTATTTATTTACTGTAACTGCAAAGAACCCAACAGTAACCTTTGCAGGGGGTGTTATACCTACAGGAACAACAACTGCAGAGATTATAGTAACAAATTTGGGCAACAATCTGAATAATACTTCCGATTGGTAGATACACACCGTTTAAAATGTACATATTATTTTATTTTTCTTTTATTTTAAAAACATATTTTATCCGAATAGGTCTAACAACGAAGCGTGCTCTCAGGACCCTCCTGAGGCTCCCATGTCAGAACCTCTGATGTTACTTCACATGAGCGTGTCGGTCGCTATGAATGTGAAGATATGAGTTATCAACTCCTATGTTGAGTTCGGCGGAAAAAAGATCATCTGGGAGACGGTGATCTAGTAACCCAGTGTATAGTCAAGGAAAGCACTCGCGAATTTTTCTCAGCCGACTTTTGGGTCGAGCTATGTTGCTTAACGGGTTAGCATGGTTATTAAATTTCTAAGGTATTCACTGACCATGTGAATGGACCGTTCCCAAGAGCGTGTTTGTTTGATATCTCATAGTGGAAACACAGCATTATGTAGTCGAGCATAAGTGGAGTTACAGCAAAACATTTAGTATTAGTATTGTAGGAAAGAAGGAATTAATTCATTTTAATAAAATAAAAAACTATAAACAAAAACCTAAAACCTAACCATGAACAAGTTAACTAAGATCGAAACGTTCAGGCACGACCGTATGAAACACAGGAAGCATGGGGTAGCGCCCATGTGGAGAGTGAAGATGCTTAGAGGGGTAATGCCCTTTAGGTTTGTTTTGACCAAATATATTCGGATATTTTTGTTTTTAAATTTACCTCTTTTTTCTTTTGCACAACAGAACAATCATGAAATGGTTTATCATGGTAACCACAGCTGTTTTTGTTTTTTGGTAGGAGTGTTTGTGTTTTTAGTGCTGTACACAACTCACAGATTCTATGGTTGGTTAACACCACCCGTTTTAAGACGACAAGTAGCTGTGAGTTTTGGACATGCATTGAATGGGTCCCACGGGGAGTTCACTGGCAGTGATGATGTTCGCCAAACTCTTTTTTATATGGTAGAGGAGGAGACGGAAGTTTTAGAACTGAATTTCGGTGACAACCCAATTCAAGTGTCATTAACTCAAAATCCTACACAAAATTTTAATTTGTTGGTTGGAAAAGTGTGTGATATTTGTGATGGTCCTAAGACTCTGGGAGCTCTAATTAGAAGTATGCATATACTTTTGGTGTGTATTTCTGAAGAGGCTTTTGGAGGATTGGATTACACTGATATTATGTATGATTTAATGATATTTCGATGTGAGACTTTAAAGCACATACAGGAGGAGGTAGGGAAGGAAGTGGTTCATTTTATGAGATTTGATATAGACACTGTGGTAGAGTGTCTGGGACGTTCCCCTCGGTCGTCCCAACTGCGGTCAAGTCATGGTGAAATCACTGAGGGAGATGATATGGTCATGAAGTGGGTGCCCAAGCAATCAGGCGCATCACATAACGCAGAAATGAAACGTGCTCGACGTGAGGAAAAAACAAACAAGTACCGCCAGTGTCCTGGGCGGGGTATGAAAGGTTCAAATCAATTTGGACCACCAGAGCACGTTGAAACCGAGGGGGGAGGAGGGGGAGAGATAGTTGAGATAGAAGACAACCGGAAGCCAGAGTTACTAGTTATTGATATAGATAATTCTGGTATTTTGGTTCCATTTGCTTCATACCGACACTCTTATTTAGTGGCAAAACCAGTAATGGTTGACCAAGTACTAACTGTGGTTAACTGTATATGGGAAGATGCTATAAGTGGCGAGCAGTATACCGATATTGTGTGTGCTGGCACTTTTATGGCAAATTATCACAATGATTGTGGTGTTATGGTGTTACAACCAAAACACAAGGGTGCTGTTGCTAGATTTCCATTTGTTTATGTGGCTGGTTCTGGTATTCACCCATCTGGGTGGTATTACCGACCAGCGCGCATGTTATTAAGTGAGAAATTTGGGGCAGTTAAACCCACTGAATCGGTGATACGTGCTTATATAAGTCGACTGGTGCAAACATATCCACGTATACCGTTGGAAGTGTTGCAATTTACTGCTGATGTACACACGCAGCACTTATTGTCACTAAATGTAAGCATTACTGCTATGGTTGATATTCCCATCAGTAAGGCTCCACCTCCAGAATTGCCCTCTTTTCGTGGGATATTGAATGGGTTGTCAGCTCATTCTAAATTAAATGTTGGTCTTACAGTTCGGCAGTATGTCGAGTGTTCTATAAGACCACCACAACAGGAGGACAAACGCCGCTACGCATTTGAAGTGTTGCAGAGTAAAGGTGCCAGATTGGAAGATGGAGCTTTAAGATATAACACACCAAAAGGTGATAAACCATTGAGAAAGTATTTGGTTGCTTTGGATTTGGTTGGTCATGAGGAATTTGAACGCGCTGCTGTAACTGCCAATAATCAAGCAGCAGCACTGACACGTGTTTTGAAAGCGCGTGGTGGCTCTCTTAAGTCCGATCAAGAATATACTCTAAATCAATTGGAGATTATGTTTGACTTGGTCCCTCCGTTAGATTTTATTTTGACTGATGCTCGTTTGGAGATTAAACCAACTTCATATGTTTTTTCTAGTGTTAAGTCTACAAATCCAGATTTAGTGTTGGAACGAACCGGTAAGAAATATGATAAACGAACATTGGAATTGTGCAAATATATACGTAGTAAGTATACAGCAAAACCTTCTGAATATTTTTTAGTGCGACAGTGGACAAGTATGTTCAATACTGTTGATCCTATATTGAGAGGGTTAGCATATGCGTCTACTGTTATATGGATGGTATTTTTCCATGTTATTAGTTTTCGTTATTTTTATAGTGATTTACCACATGCTAAACGTACATTGCGTAAGAGTTTAGGTATGAAATTAGCTAATGGTGAAGCTTATGTAGGGGGTAATTATGTTAATGAGATAACAGCAGAAGTCAAAGATGAGAACATGAAGTATGATAAACCACCAAGGTTGTTTTTTAGTTTAGGATTGTTTGCCCCATTGTATGGGGGTTATTGGCTGGATATGGCTAAAAACTATATGAAGCGTGAGCGTTACTTTGAATGTAACGGTTTCATAGCTTACGTGGAATTTTTGCCAGATAACAGCCCAGAAGCAATTGCTGAGTGGTTTACGAGAGCTTATGAACGTGTACATTCTAACGAAAAATCCATTAGTTTTGTTACATGTGGGGATGACATGGCTATGGTTTCGAATATAGATGGGCCAATGTTTTGGGAGGTTGACATTTCTAGTTGTGATGCCTCAGTAGGCACAGGGATGTTCAATTTAGTTAGTCATCAATTATTAGCAATGGGTGTCCCGCGTGATCAAGTGCGAGGACTTGTGGGCCAGTGCACTAAACCGTTCAGAATACGAAATCCAAATAATTTAGGTGAGTTTTTACTTGCGAAGTTTTTTGGTTATTATTTGATATCTGGTACAGTTTTGACGACTTTCGCGGGTACTTGGAGCAGTATGATGATTATCGGATCCATGTTGGCCGGTTTCGAACAAGGATTAAGGGACCCGGAGGACTTTGCACCTAAAGTCAAGGATCTGGGTTTTGTGGTTACGATAGAACCACGTACTCATTTTGTCGGATTGACATTTATGAGACGATTTGGTTGCCCATCATTGGATGGTAAGATTCTTGCACCCCAATGTTTAGGTGCAGTAGGTAAGAGTTTAGGGAAAATAATACCAGAATTGAGTGAGTCAGTTATACCAAATTCCCGTGGTATGACGTTAGAGGAACGGGCCGAGATATTTTTA